CCAAGCGCAGTAAGGCTTGTTCCAGTTTGAGAGCCTCCTGCCAACGCACTAGCGCCAAGCGTTGTATTTCCAACTATAGAACCATTGCCTTTACCTACTGTTAGACCTGAGATAGATGCGTCAGATGTTGTGGTAATCGTAGTAAACGATGGAGAAGCACCACTCACCGCCATAGTCCCTGATGCGGAAGGTAGTGTGACTGTGACTGTCCCCGCTACCGCAGGTGCAGATAGGGTTACTGCCCCAGATGTATCGCCATTAACAACAATGCTTGCCATATTTTTTCCTTAAACGACTACCCAGCGTGAGCCGCTGGCGACTGTTACTGATTGACCACCTGCTATTGAAACAGGTCCCGCAGACATAGCGTTAGACCCAGATGCTACTGTGTAACTTGTACTAATTGTTGCGCTGTTAACCACAATACCATTACTTGCATTTAAAACCGTAGAACTGAACTCTCCAGTGCTTGGCTTGTATAGCAACTTGGCGTTGCTCGTGTAAACGTTCTGTGCTGTCCCGCTGGTAGCCGCTGCAAGCAAAGGATAGATGTTGGAAGACGTTGAGGTGTCATTGCTGATTGCTGACCCACCCACTGACTTCCATGCTGGGGATGACCCACTATAGCCCTCAAACTCATTGCTTGTGGTGTTGTAACGCAACATACCCGTAACAGATGAAACGGGTTGTTGTCCTGTCGTACCCTTACTAATGGTCAAAGCACCAGTAGAAGAGAAGATAGAGTCTGCCGAAGCGTTGAGGGTGGTGACGTTAGAGATGCCGTATTGATTGGCAATCTTTACAAAGTCAACCCCATTCCAAGCGCATATTGCCAACTCATTGGCTAAGATAGTTACGCCAGTTGTTGGACCTGCTCCTACCAGTTTGATGGACTGGGTGCTACCTGTCTTGTTAATAACAATGTAGACCTTAGACTGGGCTGGCGCTGTGATGGTTCTAGTGACTGTCCCGCTGGCTGTCCATAGGAGAATGGCTTCCCTAGATGTATTAGAAACGCCATTAGTAGTAGTTAATGTTACATCTGCGTCAGAAGATATGGTGGTAGTTCCAGCAATTGCTGATTCCACAAGATTGGTGATGGAGGCATTAACGACATCGCCCCACGTACCCGACAGTTCACCTGTTACGGGCAGTGCAAGTCCCAACAGTGAGGTATATGCTGTGGTCACGTTATGCTCCTATATTCTTTCATTTTATAGCCCTTTTTACTAAACTACAACCCAACGAGCGCCAGAACCTAGAGTAACTGACTGACCGCTTGCAACGGTGATTGGACCTGCTGACATGGCTGAGTAACCTGCGGCTATGGTGTAACTTGCACTTACTGTCTGGCTGTTTACATGAAGTCCATTGCTTGCAACCACATTAGAACCAGTCAGCGTGTTTGGCGTAGTAACTGCTCCAGCCGTGCTTATAGTCAAGGCATCCGCTGTATTGACAGAACCGTTAACAATAAAACTGATTGCTTGGCTGTCCCAAGTTCCTATGGCTAGTGGACCGCCATTTGATTCTAAAAATACCGCTGATGCAGCAGAAAATTTGTTGTTTGGATACCCTGCCGCAGAAAAACTGTAAGCCGAGTTGTTTGCACCAATTTCAAGATAAGCCGAGCGATTTTCATTATTAACCGCATAAGCACCGTAACTTGTATTGCTTGAACTTGTGTTTTGTAAACTCGTATAAAGATACAGTGTTTCACTTGCTGTAAAAGCCGCAATCATTCCCGTATCAGAAGTTGTTGTGTTACCAACATTCAATGAGCCAACAGTAGATGCGCCAGTTGTATAGGGAATCAGAACCCTGCCATTAGCGTCTTGGTTTACCGACTTTCCAGAGGGATAGGTAACAAATACGTTTTTTGTTCCAGCAGAAAAGTTAACCAACGAACCTGAGTTGCTAGAAGAAAGAACGGTTGTACGGGCTAGGGTTGTCCCTGATGAGGTGTATGTTCCTATCCCAACTTCCCACTCGGAGAGTGTTTGACTTGCAATTGTGTAGTAAGTGGTGTTTGCGTTACCTACAACGGAAAATGATTGATAACCCGTAACCGCTCCAAGCAAAGTCACTGTTCCCGTACCAGTCGTTGTGGTGGTCTCATTTACTCTGTCTGCTAGTACAAGTGCCATATTTTTTCCTTACGCTACCGTGTCAATGACTTGCCAATCAGCGGTTTGACTATCATCTATATTTTGCCAGTTTGCTGTTTGACTGTCATCTATAGGTTGCCAAGAGAAGTAACCAAGTTGCCCCTGATAGCCTCTGGCAAAATTACCAGTCAAAGCCTTTGAAATACTAAACCCAGTAGTTCCAACGTTACCAGTGGCGTTTAAACCAGTTAGTGCTGCTGCCTTGCCGGGCAATATTGTTCCAACAAACCCAGAAGCACTATTACCACTCAAAGCAACAGAAACACTCTGTCCTACTGTTCCTACGTTACCACTAGCCGCTACGCCTGTTAAATCAACTGTGATTGATGAAGTGACAGTACCAACGAATCCTGATGCAATATCGCCTGTTTGTTCTGGGGCTAGGGATGGGGTTACCGTACCCACTGCTCCAGAAGCCACAGCACCAGTCAATGCCACCGACATGGTTGGCGTAACTGTACCTATAAAACCAGATGCCACATCTCCTGTTTCTGCGGGAGATACGCTTGGTGTAACCGTTCCTACCGCACCTGATGCTGTCCTGCCTGTTAGCGCAACAGACTGCTCTGGTGTTACCGTACCTCCAAAACCTGATGCCAAGTTGCCCGACAGAGCAACAGAGACACTAGTTGTAATTGTTCCAACTAAGCCAGAGGCGTTTAAACCAGTTAAGGCAACAGTCTCGCTGGTGGTTACCGTTCCAACAAACGCAGATGCAGAAAGCCCCGTCAGGGCGACACTAACGTCACTTGTCCCTAGACTCGCAAACGGGGATTGAGCAAAAGCGGAGATACCAAACATGGTTTAAACGGCTTTTAGCCGCCTCCGCTTATGTTGTAGAGATACGCAGTAAAGCGGTGCTGGTTGTGTTTGAAGGCATCGTCAACGCAAAAGTACCAGCGGTAATCGTTTGGTTACCAAATGTATATACGCCAACAGCCTTGTTTGACTGGGTTGAGTTATACATAAGCATCGCATTGAAAGAAGTTGTCAATGTGACGTTGGTATAACTGATACTTGCTGAAGGTGTCCAGTACGCTACACCAGCAGTTGCAGAACTGTTTGTCGAAGCAGGAGCAGTAGCGTTAGTGATTGTTACGCCACCAGCCGTGTAGTTAGTTCCAGTCACTTCGCCTGTAGCCGAATAAACGGTAGTAGAAGCGTCAATCGTGGCGCTGGTCAAGTACAAAGCCGCCTTGAATGTGTCTGCTGTAGTTGCCGCACGGATAGGTGCTACGCCAAAGTTATGAGTTGCTGTAAGCACTTCTCCCAAGAAGGAGGTGCAGAGTGATGCTGTATTTGCCATGATGTTTCCCTGTTAGAAAGTGCCTACTTCGCCACCGATAGGTAACGAGCGTTTTAGTGTTACATGGGCAGAGCGATGAACCATTTCACCTTCCAGCCAGTATTCAACCCAAGTGGTTAATTCGTTGTCGTCCTCAAATGTCCCCTCACGCTTTTCTAGCAGAGAGTCATCCATGTCGCCTTTAGTGGTGGTTACTATCAACTTGTACTCCTTATTAAAGCACTGGTAACTGTGTTTGCTGGTAATGTAACTACAAAGTTTGGACCAGCGGTTTTGTCTGAGCCAAAATTCAGTATTGCTATGGATTTATTGCCTTGTGTTGCATTGTAAATTAATGCTCCTCTACAAGTAAAGGAAACGTTAGTCCATGACACATTGTCAAAACTTACATACACCGTGCCGTTACTTTGATTGACGGTAACGTTTGTACAGACTTTACCGCCAGCGGTGTAGTTAGCAGAGGTCACCTCACTTGTTGATGCATACACGGTAGTGTTGGCATCTAGATTTGCATCTGCTGTGTACAGCGCCATCTTTACGGTGTCCGTGCTCAAGTCTTGTACGCCCTTGAACATGTCCACTATAAATGAGGTGGTAATGGTTTGAACAATCATGTGACAGGATATTTAGGTAAGCCGTCACGATAAGCATCGCCCTTCTCCTTGGCATCGCCAAGTTGTTTGAGAAGAGCCATAGATTCATCCGCACGAGATTTATAAAGAACAACCAAGTCCTGCTCGCCTTTCATGTATGTGATGGCTTCCATCAAACACATATTGAGCAAAGCGGTATCAAAGTTATCGCCCAGCCATGTTGTATTGGCAGTAACAATTGACTCAGGATAGTAGAAATAATGCAATTCCATCTTGTATGCCACATCTGGGGTGGGAGCAAGGATGAAAGACAGTTCTGTAGGATTGCCCGTTTGAGGTCCAAAAAGACCGTAATACATGGGTAACCCAGTATCTTTAGGATTTGGGTAGGCTTGGCGTATAAAGTTAACGTCTTTATTTAGAAGATACGTATAGTTTTCGTTACTCAAGCCGTAGTTTTCAATGACAGCCAAGGAAAAAGTAGACAAATAATCGTCAGGAGCAGATAGGTAACGATTGTTTACCGTACAGTTTCCTATGGAATTCTTACGCAAAGATGGCAACTGAACAGAGTTGTAAATCTTCTGTTCTGCTTGCTGAATGAAGCGGTTTACATCGACTGTCGGAAAAGTGTTTTCCGTGTAATCCTGTATAGCCGTTACCAATTGTGCGTAATTCATCGTTTAAACCTTATGCCATCGGACCACGACTCATCGTGCCCTTGGTGGCTGCGCCTGTTCCACGCATTTTGATACCAGATGTCTTTGTCTCTGGGTAGTTACCCTTACTAATACCAGCGACAGATGGGTTCATCTTGTTCATAAACTCAGCACCAGTCTCGGTTGGAACTGTTGCAGACATGGCTTTGCCATCCATAGTGTGTGGCTTGGCATAGACGCTGGCATCGCCAACTTCTTTGCCCATCATTTTTTTAGAGAAACCCATTATCGACCCCTTTGATTAGCAGCACGTGCCAAGTTACGACCCATAGTCTTATAGTTGCTGTTTAAACTGCTCTTGGCGGATTTTGGTCCTTTGTCAATAATCTTTTTTCCATCATTTGGAAAGACCTGTGCATCGGTTTTACCTCTGCTGGCTACGCCATCTGCTGTTTTTTTGTATCCCATTTTCTACTCCTAACTGGTTGAAATTGTTACCGTACCTATCTGAAAAGATAATACCAAACTGTTGGGTGTAAGACTAGCATCAAAGCCTTGTGAACCACCTACAGGATTCCATCCCCATTCAAATACTCGACTGCCGCCCTCTGGGTAACCATTGGCATTTTGTGCCGTTGTATTACTGTTAGAAACCTGCAATCCGCTATTACCAGACATCTGGTAACTCACATCTGGTCTAGGCTCCAAAACCGCCTGTGGGTCAAACACTGGGTACATACCCAGAGATAACTGTGGCTGGTCGGGGTCCCAACACTCAGGACAAACCTTAATGTTATAAAGGCGGGTCTTGATGATTTCCTTCTTCAACTCCTTGAGCATGTAGCGCTGACCGCACCTGTCACACTCGGCAATTGAATGTTTACCTGATGCGTAAGCGTTTGCCATTTTTTAACTAAAGAACATTTGACGAGGAACAAGCCGCAATGAGGCTTTCTCTCTGTCTTCTTGAGATGCAACTAGCCACGCCTCGTCATACATTTGTTTGAGCATTTGAACCCTGTTTTGCGCTTCTGGGTTCTTTACTGACAATTGATACGCCAAAGCAGCAATCATGCATGGCAAAAAGCGGAAAGGAATGTCCTCAACCTGAGTTCCAGACCCAGTATCTTGCACCCTACGCATGCGCCAGTACACCAATGTGTAGTCTCCGCCATCGTTAGGAGTGGGCCAAACGCTTACAGTCGGCAAATTCTGCTGGTAAATCGTTGCTCCAGAGGCGTGTATAGCGGCAGTTGTATTATTTTGACCACGAGCACACAACTGCAACTGGTTATTTGCAATGCTGGTGTAGTAAATGGTCTCTGCGCCAACCTGAATGTAGCCAGAAGCGGCTAAATCAACAGTCGAGTTGACTTGGATGTTAGTGTCCGTTGCGCTGATACCCGTTACTGTGCCGTTTGAACCATTCCCAAGCACGGTAGCGTTGGTTAAGTTGGTCATTCCAGACTGACGGTTGATATACAACTGGATTGGACGACCATTTGCCAACTTATTGGGGATTTGTAGGTACGTTACCGCAGAAATACGGGTAATACTGATGTCAATCTGGTTTGTAGTGCCTTGATTCTGGCGTACAACGTGGTCTAGGAGGTCAATTGTGTCCACGGGAAGGGGGTAGGCTACCTGACCCGTTACAAGCGGTATCTCGCCCTCTTCTACCGTCCACAAATTGATGCCTCGACTAGCCCAATCCATCGTAATCAGGTTAAGACTACGCCTAGCGGTGCGTAACTGATAGCCAGTACGCATTTCAATTCCACAACGCTCATACGCCTCTTCCGCAATTTCATTGAAATCGAGGTTAAACGTTGATGTTCCGCTAGTATTTGCCATTTATCTAAACCCTGCTGTTTTCTTTGCTATGCTTTTTGGCTGGGCTACAAACTGTTTGCCCTTGGCTTTACCTGCTCGCTTTGCTTTTGTCGTTGCCGCATACTCTTTAGAACTTAAAGACTTGATTGCCGCCTCTGGCAAATAGCGCTCGCCTGTTTTTGATGAAGGCTTTCCCGACTTGGTACGCCACTTCTGGTCGCCCCAATCTTTAAGGGATTGCTGTGGCGCTTTCAATCTTTATATCCTCCACCCGCTGCCTTGTATTTCTTGGCAACTAACTGTGCTTTACGTGCAGACCATTGTCCTGCACCTGTACCTTGCGTGGCTGCGGCTTTTACTTGAGACAAAATCCTCTTGCGAAGACTTGGCTTTGTGTAATTGCCAGCGGCATTAACCTTCCCGCCTTCTTTATATTGAGTAAAGTCGGTGTCATCCCTACGAGCGGTTTTAACGCCTTTGGGCATCTTGGAAGGGCTAATAGCGCCCATACCACGTGAGGCTCTCATTTAAACCATCTTTCCACGGGTTTTACCACGCTCGGCACAGCCATCAGCACGTTTAGAAGCAGTCATACCGCCTTTAGCCATTGGTTTGCGGTACATCAAAGCCGCACCACCGCCAGTTTCAGCGGAAGTAAAGTTAGCCTTCTTTGCTTTTTCAGCAAATGACTTTGGTTTTGGTCTTGCCTTTGGTTTTTCCTTCTGGGTGTTGTACAACTCGCCAGTCTCTGGATTACGTTTCAGGCGAGAGTTAACTGCGCCTGTTTCGTCTTCCACGCCCATGCCACGTGTATTTCGCACTTCAGCAGTTTCTGGAATCTCCATTTCGATGTCCATAGCATCGGTCAAACCACCATCGTCATAACGTCTTTTTTTCATGTCAATCTCCTAGCAGTAACGTTTACCAGAACCACCACCAGCCATCTTAATCATCTTGCCTTTGGTGAGACCTTTTGTAGCAACACCATTGATGTTGCCGGGATTGGTTTTAACTTTGCCCATGCTAGTCATGCCGCCAGAAGCCATCTTCTTGGTTGAGCCGCCTTTTTTCATTGGCATAGTAGGAGCGGGAGCGCCAGCAGGAGCCATTCCAGCGGGCATTGCAGGACGGGCAGCGCCACCCATCATTGCGGCTTTCTTCTTAGCCATCATTGCCGCCATACGTGGGTCAGGCATTCCACCAGCCGCCATCTTTTTGACGTTGCCGCCTTTTTTAAGTTTGGACAGATTGGTGTGTTCGCCTTTGTGCGCTTGCTTGTCATGCATAGCAACCGCCCGTTTAATCATTTTCTTGTCTTGTGCTAAGTCTGCGTTTTTCATTTCGCCACCCTTCTTAAATGTTTTGCCTTTATCGGCTTTACTAAACTCTTTGCCCACTGACTGTGGGACTCCTGCTTTCTTAGCAAACTCTGGGTTGTTAGCCACCGCAGCCATGAAATTATGTTGTTTTTTGCTAGTGCTTGGCATTATCTTCCCGCTTGAATAAGTTGGTCAATTTTTGCTTCAAGCCTGTTAAAGCGCTGGTCAATGTGGTCAGTAATTCGTTGAACTTCTGCTTGAGTAATGTAATCACGGGCAATCTCCTCACGAGTAATGTTTAAAAGGCGCTCGACACGTCTTATGTCTTCGCCTACGTCTTTTACTTGACCAAGTTTCTCTTTGAGAAAAAAGCCAAAGCCACCCATCACAATGGAGAGGACGGCTGACCAAATTAGATTAATGTCCATTAGCATATCTTTCCACGTGTTTTACCACGTTGTGCTATACCGTCTGCTCTTTTGGAGGCGGTAACTTTGCCGCCTTTAGAAAAAGGAACTTGGTAGGAAAGGTTTGCAGACTTATCTTGTCCACTCTTTCCAAGGGAAGCCATCAATTTCCCAGACCCAATGTCTCGGCTGTAGTTAATGTTTTTACCGCCACCAACCTTTTCTCCACGATTAACAATCTCGTTTAAACCGCCAGACAAGCGTCCACCAAGGAAAGGCATGTCGCCTCTTAGTTCTCTAAACTGTGTGTGTGGGTCTAAATTAGAGCGGGAGATGCCAGCGGAAACTGAGCCTTCTCCAATAGGTTGTCTGTATGCCGCTTTTATGTTGGCTGGGGAATAGTCTTCCCGTTTAGAGCCACCAATGTTTTCTTGTTCTGTTTTGCCTAGATTAGTTTGTAAAGACAAACCGTTCTTTTCAGCACGAAGTCCTGCCGAAGTACTTTCGGCTGAACCTTGTTTGTACTTCCCAGTATAAGGACGAACTAACGACTCATCGTCATCGCCAGAGTACTTCTTGACTTTTTTCATTGTCAAATAATCTTTCCACGGGTCTTGCCACGCTGGGCTATACCATCTGCTTGTGATATATAGCCACCTTCAGCGCAGTTCCATGCTCTAAGACTTTTGTTAATCCTAGAGTTCGGGTCGTTCGCTGTTTTTGCGGATGTCAATTTCTTTTTCATCCCGCTCATTCGGGCGCAAAAAGAGTCTCGCCTTGAGCCGCCCTCTGGTTGAGGCGGTTTCAAGTTGTGCCCTTCTCTCTTCGCAGAGGCTCGCCCTTTGGCGTTTAAACCGCCATTGGGGTTCTTGCCTTCCTTGCGTGTCCATGCGGGACTAGCCATAGAACACCGTAATACCAGTTATAGAACCAACACTCAATGTTAGATATAGCCCCGTAGAAGCCAAGATGCCTTCACCGGGAATCAAGATATAGGAAGTGTTTGGAGTACCAAGACTTGCTATGTCCATTGTGTATAAGACAGCGCCACTAGAACTACCATTTCTAATCTCAAATGTTGCGGCTGTACTGGCTTTTGGGCTGATAACAATACCTTTTAGCCGTGTACGTCCAACATAATAAGAACCAGCCGAACTAAGGTGGGCGGATAGAACGTCAGTTTGCATCATATTAATTCTCCAAAAGTTAAAGCAGGGAGTTGCCTCCCCGCTAAGAATTAATCGAAGTTACCGTATGGGTAAGTTGTTGTGTTACCGATGTTGTTATCGGGTTGTGTATAGCGCACAGCAAAATTAAATTTGCCGCCTGTAGGTGCTGCAACAGTAGTACCAGTGATTGACAACGTAAACACTACTTGAGATAGGTTTGATTGACCATTACCAAGAACAATGTCTGTTGAGGTGGACAACATGTTAATCAAGTTGGTTGCGGTATAAGAAGTTGTCTTACGACCAGCAGTACCAACAGTGGTAGTTCCCAATTGCGTAGAAGCGTAAGTAGGAGTTCCAGCGGCAGCGGTAGTTGCATTGGATACATAGATACTTACATCAGACAATGTAGCGCCACCTTCTCCAGTGATTGCGCTCAAGTAATCAATAGTGATGTCTTGGATTGTGCAGCCTGTAGGCAAATACATAATAACGCCACGATATACCTGTGTACTTACATCCGTTGGAGGGGTTGTAGTGGTAGCAGGATATGCAGAAGACGGGGTAAAGAGTTGACCTTGTACGTTGGGGATGCCGTTAGCAAAAGCATAAAGCCCCGAAGTGCCAGAGTAACCAGCCGTACCGGGAGTGGTAACAGAGAGGTCAATGTAAGCGTCTTGAACCAACTCAACGTAACCAACGTTACGCTGTGGACCAAAACGGTTATCGCCAGCAAGTACTGGACCTTCAAAAGTAGAACGTGCCATGAAAAATGTCCTTATGCAAAAGTAACTCTATCAATCGTTGCATCGTCTGCTGGGGCAGTGCGATAGAGCCAATCACCCAGATGTTTAAATATACAACAAAAAAGAAAAAAGGGGGCGTTTAAACCCCCTTTATTTTTAGTACGAACCAGAAGAACCGTACATACCCAATGGGTCAGACCAGCCAAATGAGTAACGCTCACGAGACTTGTAACGGACGTTACCAGTATCGAAGTCGCCATCCATGCTGTTAGACAATGGGGTACGAACGAAGTGCTTCATGCCGTTAGGCACATCAGTTGTCAAGAACCAAGCATTGGTGTCGGTCAAGAAGTGGTTAATTGTGTAACCATCTGGAATCGAACCGTTGTTCTTGATTGCGTTGATGTCGTTGTTGTTAGTACCAACACGCAATTCAGTTTCGAGCAAACGAGTTGCAACGAACTGGAGAGCAGGAGGAACAACCAACTTCTTAGGCTTAGCAGCAATCAGCAAGCCACGCTCATCAGTCCAAGCGGCAATAGCGATAACTGCGTTTTCCAACGAAGTTTCGTTCAAGTCTGCTTGAGTTGTGGGAGTGTTGCCGTTAGTACCGCCAGAGACCAAAGGATGCGCTGTAGAGAACAAAGAAACGCCATCACCGCCTGTGTAGGCAGAAGAGAAGCCGTTGTTCAAAACTGCTGCCGCTTTAACCTGCTTGGTGTAAGCCATAGCACGAGCCAGACCCTTGGTATAACGTGCAGACAATGAGTCATACAAGTTATCTTCAATTGCTTCTTCAGTTAAGGAGAAGCCAAGAGCGATAGTCTCATGGTTGTAGCGAGCAGTCCATGCCTCTTGAGCATTGTCATAAGCGATGGCAGAGCCTTCGTTCTTGACAGGAGCAGCAGAGAAGCCAGACAGTTTGGTCTCTTCTTCAAAAGAACGCTCAGAGGTTTCGGTTTCATAAATCTCTTTATGTTCCTCACCATAACGGGCGTACTCTAGACCGAACAATGCGTTCAAGCCGGGAAGGAGTTCTTTAAGTAGTTGTGCGCGTGAAATAGCCATTTTAAATTACTCCTTAAGCAATGCTAGTGGCAGCGTAATACTGGTGTTGACCGAAGTTCAACTTAACCAGCAACTCTGGGTACTGTGC